TATTGAAGCTATCCAACAAACTTTTAACGGAACTCCCAACTTTGGCAATCGTGTAACCTGCCAAATATCTCGTAATGGCGATTTAATACACCGTATGTATTTATCTGTTGTTAATTATTATTCGGGCACTAATGCTAGCGTATGTCCTTATTTCGGTCTCCGTTTAATAAACTATGTAGAAATTGAAATCGGTGGTCAAAAGATAGACAAGCATTATTCTCACTGGATGTATGTATGGAATGAACTCTCGCTTCCCATATCAAAGAAAGATGCCTATAAAAAGATGGTAGGTGCTAATGATATGCTCACGACAATAGGAACTTCTACTGCTGGTGCTAATCTATATATCCCCTTAGAATTCTGGTTCTGCCGCAACGTAGGTTTAGCACTTCCTTTAATCGCTCTACAATACCACGAAGTTAAAATTAACATCCTCTTTGAAACGAAAGAGAATTGCAGAGGTGCCTCTACTGATGTCAACCCCCTATCGTCTGTTTCATTATGGGTTGATTACATCTTCTTAGATACCGATGAACGCCGAAGATTCGCTCAATTATCCCACGAATATTTAATAGAACAGCTACAATTCACCGGTACTGAAAGTGTATCTGCTGCTGCAGCCATTAAACCTAAATTATCTTTCAATCACCCTTGCAAAGAGTTAGTCTGGTTCTGCTCTTCCGATCACACCTCTACTGTTGCCGATAAGCACGTAATTAATAATAACTGGGTTAATTATTCAAGTGCAGTTAATACCTACGGTCAAGCTTCTTCGGTATTATATACTCCTACAAGCGCAATTACTTCAGCTAATCCTATAAAATCTGCCAAACTTGTATTAAACGGCAATGATCGCTTTTCTGCAAGACCCGGTTCATATTTCAATTTAATACAACCCTACCAACATCACGAAAATATCCCCTCCAACCCCGGCATCAACGTGTATTCATTTGCCCTAAAACCGGAAGAGCACCAGCCCAGTGGCACTCTCAATATGTCTCGTATTGATACCGCCGTTCTCAATTTAGAGATTGATAAAACTGGTTCTAGCTACACAGTTGCTAATGATGGCAGCATTTCAAAGAATCTTCACGTTTATGCTGTAAATTATAATGTACTTCGTATATTGTCTGGTATGGGCGGCCTTGCTTATTCCAATTAAATTATATTATATATTTATTTATATATGTTGTTAAATTGCTATAAAGTTTCTTTTTTTTTTCTCCTCTAATAGTATAAAGAATATAGCGTAAATGGGTGGTGGTCTTCTTCAATTAGTAGCTTATGGTGCTCAGGATGTTTATTTAACCGGTAATCCTCAAATTACCTTTTTCAAAGTAGTTTATCGTCGTCATACTAACTTCGCTATTGAAGCTATCCAACAAACCGCTTCGGGAAGTAATTCACTAGGCTCTCGCGCCACCTATCAAATTACTCGCAACGGTGATTTAATACACAGAGTGTATTTCTACGGAAAATTAAGAAATACTAGCACTTCAGACAATATTGCTTTAGTTCCAAACGTTGGCCAAAGGTTATTGAAAACCGTAGAATTAGAAATTGGCGGACAACGCATAGATAAACATTATTCGGAATGGCTTTACATATGGAATGAACTTTCACTACCTTATGGCAAGCGCGAAGGCTACTATAAAATGATTGGTGCCAACGTAGAGAACTGCTGTACTAAATTGTCGGGGGCTAAATCATATGAATTATATGTTCCCTTAGAGTTCTGGTTCTGCCGTAATGTAGGCTTGGCACTTCCTTTAATCGCCCTTCAATATCACGAAGTTAAAATTAACATAGAATATGAATCTGGCACAAATCTTTGCGATACCAGTGCTACAAATTATTGTATAGAGAATGATATAGCAGTCACAGGTGTCACAAACAGCGGTTTTTCTACAGCCATTACTCTTGACGATCCCACTTTATGGGTTGATTACATATTCTTAGATACCGATGAACGCAGAAGATTCGCTCAATTATCTCACGAATATTTAATAGAACAGCTACAATTCACAGGCACCGACACTATAACTTCTTCTGGTTCAAATCCCGATGCTATGAAGAGCTTACGTATGAACTTCAATCATCCCTGCAAAGAACTTGTATGGGCTATCAGAAGTTCAACTGATGCAAACAAAGTATATTGGAATAACTTTTCAACTGCAAATGCTGATATTACTACCGGAACAAACACTTTCAATAACTATGTCATGTCTAAAAACCCTGTAATGCAGGCAAAAATAATGCTTAACGGCAATGATCGCTTCGCCACCAGACAAGGCGAATATTTCTCGTTAGTCCAACCCTATCAACACCACGAGAATACCCCTGATATGTACCACAAGGGCATCAACGTTTATTCGTTCGCCCTAAAACCCGAAGAACATCAACCAAGTGGCACCCTCAATATGTCCCGTATTGATACCGCTGTCCTATCTCTATCATCAAGAATTGCCGGTACTATCCACATCTTCGCGGTCAATTATAATGTTCTCAGAATATTGTCCGGTATGGGCGGCCTTGCTTATTCCAATTAAATATGATATCCGAAGACATCGCTGTGATATCCATAATACAATCTTTTCATTTTTCAATTTATAATTATTTTTTACAGATAATGATGTCATTTTCACTCTAAAAATCTCACAATATTTACAATATAACATTTATTGGTAATGTATTTTGCATCTTTCATAATATTCATATAATACAATGAAAAAATAAATAATATATATATATCATAAAACTCTTAAACCTATATCTAATATAATCGTCGTTAATCGTCGTTAATCGTCGTTAATCGTCGTTAATAATGATATCTTCAAGATATGGCGCGAGAATCTCGTTGACGATAAACTCTGGTTTGAATTCGTCATAATTCATAAAGATTTTGAGGAGTTGTTCGGAGAACCCTGATACAATAGCAGTACCTTCTGTATCACAATTAACCGGGAAAACCTCCTTGCTATCTGAATTGAGATTCCAGAATATAAACTTGGGAGCCTTGTAATTATTAGCTTCATAGAGTTTAACAATGCTTTTATATACAGTATCAAGAGCATTTGTATTATTTCTACTGTTTCTATACTCTTCAAAACTTCCAAAACTTCCATAACTTTCAAGACTCTGCGAAATAGCACTATTAAACTGCATGTCAGTAAATACAAATAGTTTTTTAGGCATTTTATCTTGAGGAACATTGTATTTAATGGCATAGTTAATAATTTCCTGATTACATTTTAGAAAATCTGTACTAAATCCGAAATTAACTCCTGTAATATTCTTAATACATTCATGAAGCGAAGGAATATTATTGGATACACACGAAGAGTCTGCTTCGCCTGCGCCGCCATTTTCAATTTTTGGCTTTTCGGATGTGTTCGCGGTAATCAAATCTACAAGTTGAGGATTTTCGCTAAATGTAATAATCTTGTTAGCAAAATCTCCCTTACAGCAAAGAGCAGTGATAATACCAAGAGCAATTGCTACTTGTGCAGGAATACTTCCATTATTAGCGTTAAACATAGAACCGGATACATCAACAATAGAAATCGCGTTATCAAAATTGCCAGATTTCCTAACATTCTCAACAATTGCTTTCCATTGCATCTCTGTAGTCTGACACATCTCATCTTTACTATATTTTTCCATATCTTTAATATATACACCTACCAATTCGTGTGGAAGAATTCCCGTAACATTAATTTTCTTAACATTCGCGGCAACATCTCCCAAATATTTTTTATATCTTTCTTCATCGTGTTTAATAAATGCCTTTTTCAATTTATTAGAAGCAACGCCTGGGATATTTTCATACTTAATTAACTCCCATTTATTATCACACATCTTAGATTCCACGATATCTATTTGCTTTCTCAGAGGAACAAGATATTGCTTCCTATATTTTGACATCTTATAAGTATCTTTGCACCCATAGATAATTGAAGCAACTTTCTTTGCAAATTGTCGTCTCTTATCATTCCTATCATTCTCACTGGGTGCCCACTTAGCACATAGAGATACCGGTTTATTATTATCCAAGTTAATCTTATCGTCAATCAATTTCTGTGCAATAATATTCATTTCAATCTTGTGGTCAATGTTTTTCAAATTATAGCTGATATATTGCATGTCCTTCCAGCGACCATATTTCTCAACATATAGCTTGATATTGCACATATAGGTTTCAAACTTATTTTTGCGCAGCCAAAGCATCGCATCGTTAGCTACCTTTTTCTCTTTTTTTCCATTCAATCTATCGCGACCGTTGAAGATAATTGCGACAGTTTTTTTTGGGTCTTCCTTCCAGCATTTTTCAAGATGGTCGTAGCTATCACAGATACTCAAATCTCTCATAAATAGCATAAAATAATCTACAATAGCGCTTCCTGTACTTTTAAAAGCATTTCCTCCGTTGGCCGTTTTAGTAATAGGATTGCTATCATAACGATTACCATCATCATCATAGTCGTCATTATCATCATCATCATCATGGACTACCGCAATATCAGCAACTTGAATAGGGATTTCCATAGTGTAAATTTAGGGGTTGTTATTATATGTTGCTAAACATTTATATCAATTTTTATAAAAATATTATAAATATCGTAAAAAAAATAATGTAGAATAGTATTATCTCATTTGGCTTTAGACAGATGCGGCGAGTTTGCTTGCGGAAGGAGGGAAATGATGGGAGATAAGCTTTTGCAGGATGAAATAGTTGATATCCTCCTTATCGCCGACATTTAGGATTTTTTTAAGCTTGTCATCGGGGATAATAAAGCGCTTGTTCTCAGGCTTGTTTAGATTGTGCTCCTTTACATAAGAGTTGATGAAGCGGGTAATATCAGTGCGAGATTTCTCAGTTCCGTGGGGAACACCGATGAAATCACAAAGCTCATCAGAGATTTTGTTGGGCTTGGCAAAACCGGAAGGAGAGTTTTTAGCATTCTGGCGCTTTTTCTGAGCCTTCTCAATGATTTTTTGCTGTTTCTCATAATCCTTGCTTAGTACCTTAAGGAGATTTTGAACTTCTTTAAAGCTTGCAAACAGATTATTCACCTTCTCGATAATTACTGAAACGGCATTATCCTTTACGGGGGCAACTTCGGCTCCCGAAGCATCACTCGGGACAACAGAATCATCTGTCTTCGCAGGAGTAAGAGACACGGGTGTAACAGTAGCCGCAGGAGCCGCGGGAGAAGTAGATGCCGTAGCCACAGTTTTAGTTGCGGGCAATTTAGCAACTACCGGCAGCTTTTTAGGAGCTTTTGAATCAACAGTAGGTTGAGGAGCTTGTGTAAGGGCTTGAGGAGGTACAGGAGTCGCTTTTTTCGTTGCCATTATATATTCAGTTTATGAATACATATATAATTATATGTTTATATCATTTTTCAACATCATAATTATAATTTATTTACAATAAATAAACATATGAAAATAAAAAGGGTTGGAACCTATATTACAGGATTTAAATATTATAAATATATGCCCGTCAAGCCTGACAATACAGGTAAGGAGGGAACAGCTGATTTAGGGAGAGAGATAACAGATGAGGATACTATAAACAAAATTAAAAAGTTCAAAATACCTCCATCGTATGATAATGTAGTAATATTAAATAATAAGAAAATATTAGCGTATGGATACGATAGCAAGGGTAGAAAGCAGGTAATATATAATTCCAAGCATATTGAAAAGCAGAACGAGCAAAAATACGATAAGATACAGAGATTTGATAAGCATTTTATTAAAATTAAAAAACAGGTTGCTAAAGATTTAAAATCGTCTGACGAAAAAAATAAAATTATAGCAATTATAATAACATTAATATTATCGTGTGGATTCAGAATAGGTAATATAAAATACGAGAAACAGAATAAATCTTACGGAATAACTACATTAAATTATTCGCATATCAAGCTATTAAATGATAACACAGTTTCTTTTGATTTTATAGGTAAAAAGGGCGTACGCAATCAGGCCATCTGTAAAAATAAATACATATACGCTTATCTCTCGGCGAAACTTGATATTCTAGCATCTCCCGAATGTCCCGAATGTCCCGAATATATATTTAAATATAACAATAGGCGCATAACGGCAGATGATGTTAATAATTATTTAATGTGTAAATTGAAGGTTAATATAACTACTAAGGATTTGCGGACTTGGAATGCTAATAATTTATTCAATAAATATTTACATAAATATAGGAATGAAAAGAATCCTGTTAAGAAGGCTTTGGAGCTTACCTCATTTGAATTACATAATACTTCTAACGTCTGCAAAAAGAGCTATATAGACCCCAAGAGGTTATTGAAGGCCTTGTGAAAGATATGCAAGATATCCAAGATATAGATGCAACAAATAATAAATTAAAATAAATTAAAAATTGACTTTTTTATTATTATATAATAATAAGACAAATATTATAAATTAATGGATATTGAGATTATTAATAGGAATATTGAGGATATGCTTGTAAATCGCGGAGATGATGTATCGTCTTTCAACGAGATACTATTGTCCCTTAGCAAAGAAGATTTTGAATCCGACAAGCTTGTTATTAATGTTCAAACATTAAACACGACTATATTGTACGCTCTCTCTAAAAATCTGCGAAAAAATATAATAAACGAGCTCAAAGAGAAATTAAAGGACGGTGATAATATTAAGGATTTTACCAATAAATACGGCGGTAAAAATAATATAATCCTCGTATTTAATAACGAATCTATCTCAACTGCAGTAAAATCTCAGCTTAACAAATACGATAAAATATTTCAAAAAAATGGCGGTCATCTCCAATATTTTAGCTCCCAACAATTGATGTTTAATCCAACAAAACACGAGTATGTTCCTAAACATACCAAACTTACCGAAGAAGAGGTCAAAGAGTTTATGAAAGAATATTTGGCTCGCAGTAAAATGCATATGCACGTCATACTGCAAAATGACCCAATTGCAAAATGGATTGGATTGAAACACGGGGATATCGTTAGAATAGATAGGTATAATGAAAATAGCGGCGAATCATTTTCTTATAGATCTTGTATTTAAATAAAGTTATATTTAAATAAATATATTATATCTATAAAATAATAGAGTATATAAAAATTAATAATGGCAAATAGTATTACAAGTGCTGATTTAAATCAATATAAAAATTTGCGTATAGCTTTGAAAGGTTTATATGATAATATAAGTGCAGGAAGGATACCTGAAAGTAGCGGGGGGAATACTTTTAAAACTTGTCACGATAATATATTTCCAACAGAAAGTGACGCATCTTATGGTAATGCTCTAAGATTAACTACAACAGGCACTTTAGGTGAAGCAGTTATAAATGGAAACGCTATTAGTTTACAAAAGTTATTAATTAATACATTATACCCTACGTTCCATCAGACAATAATTAATGATTCATACAACGCATACACTAATAATGGTTTAGTAACGTCAACGGGTGGCAACAAAGACCATTTATGTTTTATTAAATATGCAGCTTCTAGCGCAAATATTTTACCAGATAAATATCCTATTACAAATATATTATATTCAAAATATGCTATTGAAATATTTATTAAAATAAATGAGGCATTAATGAACTGTTATTCTAGCCATACAAAAGATTTTGATGCAACTTTTTCATCTTCAACAAAAATATATATTGTTGATAAAAAATTGAAGGGAGATCACAGTGATAATGATGCAAAAGGTATCTATATAAAACATTCATCGAGCGAGACTGGAGCAGATAGACCACCCGAAGGTATATACTTATATATTGGCAAATTGTCTAATATGTTTAAAGATGCTGATATAAAAATGTGGGTTTCAAATTCTCCAAATGCGCCCATAGATATAACAGCAGATTATAAAGGTTTAGCAGGGCCTATATTTACATCTAGTAATAAATTAAATATTAAAAGTGGAACAGTATACTATTTTGGATACTTAGAATATTCAAACGACGCAGACACAGCAAGTAAATATAATATTCAAGATTCTGCGTCTAAACGACCTACATTTTCCAATCCTATAAGTGGAAGTATTACATCTGGATTATCGGGATTAACAATCACGAGAGCTACTATAGCTAGCGGTTCTACAATTTCTAGTATAACAATACCTGATGGTACAACAATAGAGCGTGTTATGACAGCAAGTCCACCTGGTGCTGTACTAAATAAATACAGAATTTTAGAAGCTCCAAATAGTATAAAACTTACTATTAGTATTGGTACAACTATTAGTACTTCAAGTGTTAATTCAATCCCTCAAGCTTCACTAAGTGCTATTAAAGACACTTGGGTGCCGACAAGTATTGATCATACAGGTTCTGTAATAACAGACACTACTACTGTAAGCAACTTAACGGCTGCATCTTTTACTACTAACACAGCTATAAGTGTAGAAAAATCTTCACCATCGTATTCCGGAGCGACGTGTGATTCAAATAGTTTACGAGGTCTTGAATTTGTAATAACAGCTGGTGATGTTGCTACAGCTACTGCAGCAACGTTCACGAGTAGTTCAACATCAAAAATAACTAGAGATATTACGGATATTTCTACTACTACAACCAGTAAAGATATAATAGTAGATAATATCGCAAACCAGACAAAAGCAGGAATAAGTTTAACAGGAAGTTTTACTAATATAGATGGAGCTGCCGTACAACAAAGTTCTTTTTATGAACAAAACATATATTACATATATAA